AAGTAGCATTTAAGCAAACTGAAGGTCCAAAGATTTTAGTATTTGATACTGAAACAAGTTGCCCACTGGTGTTTGCATTTGGTCGTAGGAAGCAATTCATTAATGATAAAGCTATTTATAAAGAAGGTGGTCGTATTCTATGCTTCAGCTATAAATGGTTAGGCAGTGATGAAGTAAATAGTCATTGGATGACACCAAAAGAGATTGAAGACAACGATGATAGTCGCCTCGCATGTATCTTATTTGGACTATACGAAGAAGCAGATGCTGTAGTTGGATACAATTTACAAGGTTTTGATGATAAAGTTGTTCAAACTAGAGCTTTGGCTTGTGGACTTGGTAAACTACCATCTGTTAAAAAACTTGATCCTTATCTACAAGCTAAGAAAAAGTTGCGACTACCAAGTAACAGTCTAGATAACGTGTGTGCTTATTTTGGTTTACCTCAGAAGACAGCAACAAGTATGGAATTGTGGACAAAAGTACAATCTGGTGATATGCAAGCAATGAAAGATATGGTTTCATATTGTGAGAATGATGTAGAAGTTCTTATTAATGTTTACAGTTTACTACAGAGTCTTGGTAATGTAAATACGGATTACAATGCTGCACTTTATTATGAAGATGACAGTGTTCGGTGTAGAACATGTGGTAGTAATGATGTAGACCTCACAGGTCGAAATGTTACAACTTCAGCTAGTGTATTTGAAGAAGTACGCTGCAATAATTGCGGAAGTGTACACAGAGTTCGTAAATCTAATACTACAAAAGAAAAGCGGAAGAATTTGTTAATTTAACTTGATTTTTCCAACCTAACATGATATAATTAATACATGCAGTATTTTTCTGTGTGTATTAATTATGAAAGTAAATATGTTACAATGTTCAAAATGTAAATTACAGTTAGATTTCTCACAATTTCATAAACATTCAACTTCTAAAACAGGATACAGAGGTGAATGTAAAAATTGCAGAAAACAATATGATTTGAAAAGATACGAAGAAAACAAAGAAGAAATTCTAAAAAATCGACTAGACTACTATAATAAGACAAAAGATATTCCTGAAGTTAAAGCCAGAAAAAAGAAATTTAAAGATAAATACTATATAGAAAAATATGAAGTTTTTATTTTAAATCGCTGTAGAACTAGAGCAAAACGAAGTAATATTGAGTTTGATATAGAGTTATCCGACATTGTTATTCCAGAAGTGTGTCCAGTTTTAGGAATACCTTTGATACGAGGTAAAGATAAAGCAAGTATTAATTCACCATCAGTAGATCGTATTGATCCAAATGGTGGTTATACTAAAGGTAATATTCAAATCATTAGCAATCTTGCAAACATGATGAAAAATAATGCCACACCTGAACAGTTGATTAATTTTGCACAATGGGTGTTAAAAACCTACAAAGTTATGTTACAATAGCACTTACAATTTGAATTCACACCCCGAGTAATTCTCGGGGATTTTTTGTCTCTTGAAAGGAGCTTATATGTTGCAACCTTGGGTTAAATGGATGATCAAACACAATCTAAAGTTTTTAGTAATTTTGGTATGGTTGATTCTTCTTCCTTTATTTTGGTTAGCTTATCTGAAACAAGCTACGGAAGATGCTATGTATGACTTGAATTATATTAAAAACATTAAAAAGGAAGACCTATGATTACTGATTACAATATTTCAGATTTCCAACTAGACTGCTATGCTTTCAATGAAATTGCAGGTAAGCATAATCTCACTGCTTTAAAAGATATTGATTTTCAATACAAATTAATTCTAGAGGAAACTAAAGAAATTAAAGAAAAAGGTATTGACAAGAACAATGCAAAAGAAGTTGTAGATGGTGTAGTTGATGTTTTAGTTACAGCATTGGGTCTATTACAAAAACTAGAACAGCTTGGTGTCGATGGTAATAAAGCAATGCGTGATACTGCATACAATAATCTAACTAAGTTTCCAGCAAAAGAATTGACAGCTATTCAAACTGCTCAGATGTATGAAGAAGATGGTATTGTGGTAAATGTAGAGTACAATTCATATTATGATTTATTTGTTATCAAAAACCATAATGATAAAGTTATGAAGCCAATTGATTTCGAGAGTAATGATCTCAGCAATTGCATTCCTAAAGAACTACTTGAAAATGGATTTAAGGAGGAATAAATGAATTTAAATGACGTTATAGTTGATGGTAAAGTCTATACACCTGTGTTAGATAAGGATGGTGTTCAAGGATGTAATTCCTGTGCATTTCGCAATGATAGTAGAGGTTGTAGATTATCAAATTTAATCGTGAATTGTTCTGAAACTGATTCATATTTTGTACCAGCATCAACAGTAGATTTACGATCTGCTACTCAACAAATGAAAGATTGGCAACCTACTATGCATGAAAACCAACCAATTGGTACTAAGTATGATCAAGATAAGTTACAATATAGCTTAATTCCATCTCATGCATTAGAACAAATTGCCAAGAATCTTACAGTCGGTCTTAAAAAGTACAAAGAACGAGATAACTGGAAGAAAGTACAAGGTGCTGAACAGCGATATCTAGATGCTCTTTATAGGCATTTAGAGGCCCATAGAAGAGGCGAACTGTATGACACTGATAGCAGCGTACCAGATATGCTTCACATGGCTGCTGTGGCTGTTAATGCAATGTTTCTGTTAGAATTTATGCTGGACCCTAAGCTCAAAGAAAAGGATGACAAATGATTATTTTACAAGTAATGAGTGTATTAGTATTACTATTTGTAGTTGTGCTGATATACTCTGCAATTTTCAAAATGCTCAAAGAACACAAGAAAACTCATGCTGTAAATATAGATCAGGACAACCTTGATTTAACCAACAAGCAGTGATATAATAGGACTCTCATTTATTCTGAAAGGTAGTAACAATGAATAAAAAACAACTAACTCGCCCAAATGCAATTGTAGCTTTATGTATTATTTCCGAATCGGAGATTATTAAAGTAATGCCAAATTACTCAAGTGAGTTTGAACACAGGGATGAAGAATTTAAAAACTTTCTTTATTCTTTAGGAATGAATGTAGATCGACCATATCAGCGACAAGATGGTTTGCAGCACAGAAATAGATTTAACGAAGTTGTTGTATGCAGTCGGTGGGTTGGCGAGGAACGATTAGATGAAGCTTGGATCAATAATGGATACGCAAGTAGACAAGCAATTGATAAAGCAAGCGGAAGTAAATTAACAGAAGACATTTATCGTGCTAGATACGAAACAGAAGATGCACAGGCACTGCTAGAATCCAGAGATAAATACGCAACAACAACAGAGGAAGATTAAATGCAAATTAAGAAAGATTACACCCGAGATTCATTATTTGATGAACTTGGTTTAAAACGATTAAAAGAATCGTACATGCGAGAGGATGAGGAATCACCTCAAGATAGATTTGCTTTTGTATCACAATCTTTCGCTACAGACGAAGCACATGCTCAACGTCTTTATGATTATTCATCAAAGCATTGGTTGTCATATTCTACGCCCATTCTATCTTTTGGTAGAAACAAGCGTGGTTTACCAATTAGTTGTTACTTGAATTTCTTGGATGATACATCTGAGGGTTTGGTTAATAATCTATCTGAAACAAACTGGTTGTCAATGATGGGTGGTGGCGTAGGAGTACACGTAGGTATTCGTGGTTGTGATGAAAAATCAGCAGGTGTAATGCCACACCTGAAAGTATATGATGCCTCCAGTTTAGCATACAAGCAAGGTACAACTCGTAGGGGTTCGTATGCTGCTTACTTGGATATCAGTCATCCAGACATTACACAGTTCTTAGAGATGCGTAAACCAACTGGTGATCAAAACATGCGTACACTAAATTTGAATCACGGTGTAAATATTAGTGACAAATTCATGCAAATTATTGAAAAATGCATGATTGATCCAACAGCAGATGATTCATGGGAATTGGTACAACCACATAGCGGTAAAGTAACTGAAGTTGTTTCTGCTAAAGCCCTTTGGATGAAATTACTAGAATTGCGTATGCAAACTGGTGAACCATACCTTTGGTTTATTGATCGTGCAAATGAAGGGCTACCTGAATATCAAAAGAAACTAGGATTGAAAAATCACGGTTCTAACTTGTGCAGTGAAATTTCATTAGCTACATCAGCAGAGCGTACTGCAGTTTGTTGCTTGAGTTCAGTGAACTTGGAATACTTTGATACTTGGAAAAACGATCCTCAGTTCATTCCTGACATATTGGAAATGCTTGACAACGTTATCGAGTACTTCATCCAGAATGCTCCTGATGAAATTGCAAGAGCAAGATTCAGTGCAATTCAAGAAAGAAGCGTAGGCGTTGGTGCATTAGGTTATCATGCTTATTTGCAAAAGAACAATATTGTCTTTGAAGGTGCGTTAGCCAAGAGTACTAACATGCGAATGTTTAAACACATTAGAACACAACTTGATACTGCAAATGAAAAGTTAGCAATCTTGCGTGGTCCTTGTCCAGATGCAGCAACTATGAATGTAATGAAGCGTTGTAGTCATGTGATGGCTATTGCACCAAATGCATCTAGTTCAATTATCATGGGTAATACTTCACCAAGTATTGAGCCTTATTCAGCAAACGCATATCGTCAAGATACTACTTCTGGTGCATTCTTAAATAAGAATAGATTTCTGGATAAGATTATCAAAGAGGAATCTCTGAAGCATGAAGACTCTTGGTATGATGATACATGGGCAAGCATTATTGCAGACGATGGTTCAGTACAGAATCTAGAATGGATGGATCAGTACACCAGAGATGTGTTTAAAACTGCTGCTGAAATTGATCAACGTTGGATTATTGAACAAACATCTGATAGGCAACAATTTGTAGATCAAGCAATCAGTACAAATCTGTTCTTTAGACCTGATGTTAGTGTAAAATACCTGCATGCTGTTCACTTTCAAGCTTGGAAGCAAGGACTGAAATCTTTGTACTATGTTCGTAGTTCTAAATTACGTAAAGCAGATAAGGTTGGTCAAAAGGTTGAACGAAGAAGGATTGAGGATGAAATCGACATGACATCGTTAGTAAACAACGAAACTTGTTTAGCGTGTGAAGGTTGATGTATAATAGGGGCTGCTTCGGCAGTCTCTTTCTATTTTAAGGATATAAATGAAAACAAAATTGAAACTTACAGATAAACGCAGTTACTTTAAACCGTTTAGCTACCCTTGGGCATACGATGCTTTCTTAATGTCGGAAAAGATGCACTGGTTGCATACTGAAGTACCAATGATTGAAGATGTTAATGATTGGAAGAATAAGCTCACAGAAAGTGAAAAGCAGTTCCTCACCCACATCTTTCGATTCTTTACACAAGGGGACATTGATGTAGCTGGTGCATACGTAACAAACTATCTACCAAATTTCCCTGCGCCCGAAGTGCGAATGATGTTATCAAGCTTTGCAGCACGAGAAGCGATTCACGTTGCCGCTTATTCACATCTAATCGAAACACTAGGTATGCCAGAGACTACATACAATGAATTTTTACAGTATGAAGAGATGAAGGATAAGCACGATTACATTGAATCTTTTATCAATCAAGATGAAAATTCAGTAGCACAACAAGTTGCTGTATTTAGTGCTTTCACAGAAGGTATGCAGTTGTTTAGTTCTTTCGTGATGCTTTTAAACTTTGCTCGTTTCGGTAAGATGAAAGGAATGGGTCAAATCATTGCTTGGAGTCAAGTTGATGAATCTTTACATACTGAAAGCATGATTAAATTATTCAGAGAGTTTGTTAAAGAAAATAAACATATTTGGAATGATGAATTAAAATCTCAGTTGTACACCATTGCACAAAAGATGGTCGACCTTGAAGACAAGTTCATTGACTTAGCTTTCGGTGTAAATGAAATGCAAGGATTGACTAAAGAAGAAGTTAAACTTTACATTCGTTACATTGCAGATCGCAGGTTGATTGCTCTTGGTTTGAAAGGTATCTTTAAAATCAAAAAGAATCCTTTACCTTGGGTTGACGGTATGCTTGGTACTACACATAGCAATTTCTTTGAGCAACGAGTAACTGATTATGCTAAAGGTGCTTTAACAGGTGATTGGCAAGATGTATGGGCTAAATAATAATACTTGATTATTTCTCAACTTTATGATATAATAGAACATTGATATATCATGGAGTTGAGAATGAAAGTATGTAAAATTTGTGAGAAAACATTATCTGAGGATTTATTTAATAGGAATAAAACCAAAAAAGATGGTCTTGAGATATATTGTAAAAATTGCTCTAAGATAAAAAGTCAGAAAGCATATGAAAAAGGTAAAGATAAATACTTAACCAGAAATAAGCAACGTTATTTAGATAACAGGGAAGAGATTCTAAAAGATTCTGCCGAATATTATAAAAAAATAAAAAGTACAAAACCAGAGTTATTACTTTTAAGATCAGCAAAACATAGAGCGAAAGCTGGAAACTTTCCAATAAACATTACTATAGAAGATATAAAAATTCCAGAATTTTGTCCAATCTTAAAAATTAAACTTGAGGTATCTACAGAAAACGCAACACACAATTCACCAAGTCTTGATAAAATTGTACCAGAGTTGGGTTATGTCAAAGGTAACGTACAAGTAATTAGTAATTTAGCAAATACAATGAAATGGAATGCAACTTTTGAACAACTCATCAATTTTGCAGAATGGGTAAATAAAGAAATTAAACCGATAAACGAAAGGAAACAAAATGAAACATTATGAAGGTTGGGATGGTATCTCAAAAGATGATATGGGTGGTTACGCATGAAAAAACTAGTAGTATTTAAAGCACATTGGTGCGCTCCATGTAAAATGCTTGGAAAAACTTTACAGGATACTGATCTTGGTATTCCAGTAGAAACAGTAGACATTGATGCTGATCCAACTTCTACAACTGAATATGACATTCGTGGAGTACCTACTGTACTTCTCATGAGTGATAATCAAGTCATGAAGCGCAGATCAGGTTACATGAACGCTGAACAATTAAAAGAGTTTGTAGGATAATACAGACGTAAAAAAGCCCCTAGAAGATTCCGTAAGGTTTCCTCTAGGGGTTTTCTTATTTGCGATAACTATCTAATTGATCTTTTACAGTATCATACTGTTGGTAGCAAGCGTTTAAATGCTGCTTTAATTCTTCTGCGTTTTTAGCAATTCCAAGAGAGACTTCTGCATGTCGCTCAAATAATCCCTCTGTAGCAATTCCTTTGGTGCTTTCTGCATTGCTGGAATTTGAGGTAGTATTGCTTGTGGTACTTGCACTTGTTGAGTACTGGCGCAAGCTGTCAATAGCAGCGTTATACTTATAAGTAATATCTTTAATCTTAGCATCTTTTTCCTTTACTATTGAATTCACATCATTCTTAATGCTGCATTCGGATATCATGCTTTTAGTTTGTAAAGATTGATTTAGTTTGTCGTACTCTGCTTTTTGAGTAGCTACAGCTTTGTTTACAGCAGTGTTAACTTGCCAGTTATGTACTAAAAATAAACCAAGAAGTACACATAGAATTACTGCAGCTTTTACTAATAAAGTTTGTATATTATTGACCAATGCAAGCATTATATTCTTCTTTTCTGCGCTTAGTTAATCCGGGTAATGCTTTACCTTTGAACTTATCCCATTTAAGAATCTCTTTACAAGCTCCAGCGTAATCAAAAGTATTCAACTTAGTGACTAATGTTGAGTTGCAAAAGGCAGATACTCCAATATTATAAGTAAGAGACACGTAAGCATCATACTCGTATTGGTACATAGGAACAGGAGCACAGTTTCTAACAGCCTCTTCAAATACTTCTAAATGCTCATTAAGACGCTTTAAAGCCTTTTCTGGCGATGTTTTCTGTCCAATGAATACCCGAGTACCATCAGAGTTAGTTGTGCTGCCAAAACCGATTGTAGCAACATCTCCAGCTACTGGTATGTATGCATCACTTCTATAACCTTCGTGTACAGCAACTGTAATTAATCCACCTGCGGATAAAACCAGACCTGCAGCTAACGATCTCATTTTCATTTTCATTCGATATCCTTTTGAGCTACAATACGTGCTACAAATGCTGCAGATACAGATACAAAGCTTAAAGCCGCAAATGTACCACGATCAAACATATCAAAATATAAAGGTAAGATAACTTCAAAAGCGGAGAGAAGACCTGCCAGAACAATGAATTTAATGCTCCATGCTTTTTTAACGATATCTTTCCAGTTACCGTTTAATTTCATTACATACCTACTATCATTTTTAATACATTAGTAATACCCATTGATTGAGTTAGTACTACTAATACAGCACCCATTGCTAGGTACTTAATTTGGTTTAACGTCTTTTCAATACCTGTTAATGAGTTGCGTAGATCAGTAGAAATATCTTGAAGCTTCTTCAATTCTTCTGCATGATCTTCAACTTTTAATTCAAGTTTAATAACACGGTGTTCAATTTGCTCTGCCATACTTCTACTTTCACTATCTGAGTTATAAATGAATAAACCACCCGAAGGTGGTCTATTGTAATAAATACCATTATATCATTAAATTTGACAAAAATCAAGGTAGATTTTGATTTAAGTCTTCACTGCATTTATAATTTTCAGGTAAACTATTTGGATAAAGAGAATTGATTAATTCAACTTCTGTTTTCGATAGTTCACCTCCAATTAAATTAGATGGAATAACATCTTCTTCATCACCGAGGTTTAATCCGATAACAATATTGTCTAAAGTTTGAATAGCGTATAACATATTAACCTGTCCTAATCCATTGAGGTGTTGTACTATACCAGAAAGTGAAAGTGGCAAAACCACCTACTGGTAATGTAGTGATATTACCATAAATAACAGGTGTTACTCCATTATCAGCAGCAGCAGCATTCACAGTCAAAGATGTAATTGCAGAACGAGTACCAAGAGTGATAGTCATTCCATGATTTGCTGCACTACCAGAAGGTAATGTTAAAGTATAAGAAGCAATTGTCGAAGAATGTCTAAACAATATAGTATTTGCAGCAGTAGTCAATGATGTTGATCCACCAGAAGTTGGTACAATACTTGTAGGAGTCATATTCAAACCTCTTACAGTAGTCAAACCATATACTGATACGTTTGCGAGTTTAGCTTCTGTTGTACTTGTACTATAGAATGAATAACCCGTTACATCATCGTATTTGATTCTAGGACCATCTTCATACATTGGTTCAGAACTAAAATAAACAACAGGTCCACAAGGAATTACATATCTATTTCTACTTGTAGATGTTGTAACATCAATATCACCAATTCTAAAAAATGTATTTGCATCTAATTCAGGTAATACTATACTCGGATAAGATACAGGGGATAGTTGCTGAATACTAAAGTCTCCGGGAAACCAACTATTAGTAGGTGCTGTTGAACCAGTATTAATAAAACTAGTACTAGAAACAACTGGTTGAGCTAAATTACTATCATTTGTTTCATTTTCTAACCTCAAAGGAATAGAATGTCTTCCAGCTATAGCTTTAACAGTTCCGGATAAATCATCACGAGTTTTATTTGTTACAACTAATTTTTTAGCTTGTATATTATTTATAGTTCTCTGTCTTGTGATTCCAAGATCATCCATGTTCGAAACAGAAATAATACCATTAGCACCAATAGAAGAGATTGTATCTAAAGGAATTAATACATAACTACCAGATGATAAAGTTATTGGTGTTAAAAAGTTTAGATTACCTGAAGTATAAGAACTATACTCATACACATAAATATTAGATGTTACACCCAGTCTAATAAACATTACCCTACCATATTTTTCAATATAACTATTAGTACCAACACTTAATTGTGTACCAGTAAAAGAACTAGCTAAAGTAATTGTTGGATAACCAAAATCATCTAATATGTAATGCTGAGGATTATCACTTTGTGTCCAAGAACTCAGTCCAGATATTCCAGTAATAGAACGACCAGAAGCACTTGTTGAATAAGTAGAACCTGTATATGAAAAACTCAGAGCCTGTCCAGTTGTACCACCTATAAAGTAATTACCAATTAGAAGCAAAGCATTTCCACCTGCTGATCTAAAATAAGAAGTGGAACCTTCACCATCAACACATTGTAAATCTGTAATAGTTCCAGAACCAGAATATGAATTTACAGCAACACCTGTGGTAATACTAGGAATAATAATACTTCCTGAATATAAATTACTGGTAAGTCCAGATACATTTAACAAACTAAGTGTATTTGTATCAATTCCATTATAACGAATTACTTGAACAGTACCCACATTCTTAGATACTACATAAGCTGTACCAACAGGAGGAAAATCTAAGATGTTAGTTAGTTCTACAGTATGTGTAGTTGTGAAACTTGAAAATACAGTATCACCTACAATTTCTGCACCACTGGTAAGAATAGTTTTACCTTGTAATACATCTGCGAGTAAAGTACCATCTACTTTATTTGGTACACCTGATAATTGTGTAGAAAGATTATAATCACCTACGTCAATTTCAGAAATATAGGCATACTTAATATAATAAGTAACCAATGGAGTAAGATTTGAAAGCACAATAGTAAAGGCTTTACCGTTGAAAACCAAGTTGCTAGAACTTGGTGTAAAACCATCAACGGTAGAAACCCATACTTTAACTGCAGTCAAATCGTCACGTACTGGATCATCAATACTTAAAATCAATGACCCAATACTAGGTGTGACGGTTGCGACCATATTTTTCCTTTATGTTATTTTTGTTACTACAATAGAACCAAGAGCCGAAGCTTCTGAATAGTTTCCACTTCTATCTCTCATCCTTACGGCTACTCGGTATTTAAGACCTTCATTAGTATACCGTGGCGAATCAAATAAAGCAAGACTTAAAGAAGCTTTATTTATTGTAGACTCTATCACAACAACATTTGGGTTATCCCAAAAATTATCAGTAGTTCCATCAGGAATACCACCAACTTCTACTTTACCTACTCTAAACTCATATGTTTCAAAGTCATTTGGTATTGCAGGAGCAGTGAGTATTTCAAATCTAAGATCAGATTTAACTCTAGTTGTGCTTACAGAAGCAGATGACATTGTATCTGGATAAGTTACATCATGAATAAATTCATAAGCAGTATTACTATAATTATTATTTTCATCAAATGACTTAATATAATAAGTAGTGTTTGTACTAGAATCTACACCTGTTAATCTAGCAGATGTTGCTCTACCCTTATAAACATAATCGGTATTTGTACCCCAATCAGAATTTGTAAGTCTAATTTCATATCCTGCAATATTATAAGTAGTTGGAGCAACATCTGCCCAATCTACGGATAACTCTACAGTTGTGCGATTAGTCTTAACAACCTTTTGAGAAACATACGGAATGCTCAATGGTTTTTGTACTGTAAAATTAATTGATCTAGCTGTCTGACTGTATAGATTAGCTGAGTCAATAGCTTTTACATACCAAGTTTTTGCGGTAGAAGCAACTGGTGCAATTACTGTGCAAGTTGGTGATTGACCTAGATATAAGAAACCGCTTGTACCAAAGTTAGTATCTTCACGAACTTCATAATTTACAATGTCAATTTCAGGATTAGGCTCCCACTTAAATCGTAATAAGTCACCTTCAGCAGTTACTGTTACAGTATTTACCGTTTGAGGTGGAGTTTGCTTACCAACAACAGTATGTGTAGCTATGTCAGACCATGATCCAACCATACCAGAAGAAGAAACATATCTTACTCGAATATCATAAGATTCTTGTTCAGATAGATTAGAGAAAAGAAAACCTTTATCTTCCAATCTGATTCTTTGAGTATTTTGCCATACACTACCAGTAGTTAATTTTACTTCAGCTTCAGCAGCATCAATTTTCTCAGAAGAATTCAACAAATTAAATGGTTCAATTGGAACAAACATTTTATAAACAAAACTTAACGGTCCTACTTTTTCCATAACAGTTTCATTACTGACAATATTATCAACTCTTATTGTTGGTTTGTAAGTAATAACTCTTTGTAATAGTTTTGGAGGTGTTGTAATTTGACTATCAAATGCAGGTATAACTTCAGTATCTGAGTTATAAATTTCAGGTGAATAGTCTACAAGTGTTAGTTTTGCAGATAATTTATCCATTGGCTCAATTGATTGAACAATTAAATCAACAGACTCTAAATTATTTTTTCCAAATAAAACTAAATCATCTGGATTCAAATTATCATCAGTTGCGTCATAAGGAACATATGAACCTGCTGAGAAAGTAACTAACTCAACAGTATTATAATATCCATCAGGTAAACTTGTTGAATAAATATCATACTTAGGATTTCTTGAAGATGCACCTGCTGTAGTTTCAATTGTACTAATAAAAGTATCAATACCTGTTGGGGTATTAGTGATAGCTATTGGAGTTATTGTGTAAGGAGTAGTTGGTACGAGACTAGCATCGTATTCATCTAATGTAATACCATTTGAACTTACTGCACCATTTAAATCAACAGCACCATTACCTTCTACTGTAAGTACTCCAACTGAAGGAGGGACATATGTTTGTCTTACTGCGCTAACTCCAGAATATCCAGAGCCTGATGCAGCAATATACAAATCATTAGTAGATCGTGCTAGACCACCCGTAGCAGTCAATAAACCATAACAAGCACCAATACTACCATCTTCTCTGACATAGGGTTCCATGTTATGAACGTTATTGATACTATCCACGAATGCTTGACTGACCACCTTTGGTTGTCTTTGACCAACAGAATTCCAGAAGTTCTTTTGCATTGTAACAAATAATCTAACTGTCTGACTTGACAAAGCAGTTGGACACCATGAAGGTTGACCAGCAACTTGATAACATGCTAGAGAACCAATTAATGAACCCTTGTCATGATTATTGAAATAACAATTAGAAACTGTAACTCTGCAGTTTAAAGTTAATTCTGATAAAGTGGTAATATCAATACATCCATCACCAGAAGAATGGAAAGAACATTCGTTAACCCAAATCTTATCTGATAACGATGGTTCAATCCAGAGACTGTCTCTTAGTGTATCTGTTTTAGCATCACTTGTAGCACCAAACTGCAATCTACGGATTACAATATTCTTACCAGTAACTTTAAATCTAGTTACATCTGCTGCTGCCCAAATATTTACGTTTCTTCCCGGCGCATCAATTGTAATGTTATCCAATATGATAAGCTGAGTAGTTAAATAAATATCAAATTTACCTGCTGGTTCAAATAGTACAATACCACCACCTGCGTTTCCAGCTTGCTGAAGTGCCCATCTTAAACTACCTTCAGTTACACCTTCTTCGGAATTAGTAACCCAATATGTAGAATAACCTGTACCACCTGTTGTTCCTGCTGTCAAAGCATAACCAGTCATAGCAGTAAGATTATTAGCCATTGTTGTTGCTTGACTATTTGTAGTTGCTGTTTCCTTTGTTGGAGAAGAATTGATATACTCATTTGCATAATCAAATTTAACTCCACCAGTAGAAGTAAAGTCATACAAATACTCATTGGTATCAGAGGATATTACTGCTAAGTACAAATCTTGATCAGTTACATATACTCTATCACCAACACTAATACTTGAATAAGTTAGAGTGCTCAATTCAGATGCAGTAGCTACAACTAGAACAGTAGAACTTATAGGACGAACATTTTTTACAAAACTCGTATTATCATCTCTTCTAATTCTAGCAGCATAGATCATACCCGCATCCATTGGTAAAGATTCATTCAAAACTAAACGTGTTCCAGAATCTCCATTGTATGCAATTACATTATTGACTCTTGCACTATCAATTCCCCATTGAGGAACATCGTGTACAACTTTCACTCTATCACCTCTTGTGCATAGAATTGATTCAATATCTGCATTCAAGGTATAAGTTTCTGGACGAAGTTTTAACTGAGCGAGATGAAATCTAGCATGTTTGTAAATTGTCTTAGGTTCAGTTACTCCGGGAAATTCAATTGTTTCAAAGAGTGTAGTGTTACTTGAAGTATAACCATCATTGTACACAATCATTTCGTCAGGTTGAAAACCTTTTTCAGAATTATTAAAGTTAATTCTAAAAGCATGTGGTAATTGTGGGAATGCTCGAACCCCTTCAAAGCCCCAAGAATTATGAGGTGTAAAGTGCTGAGAAATAACTTCATTGGGTTTATCTACAACAACTGACCATTTACCATCTACAATCGTTGGCGAACCTCTACCTGCTGCAGCAATATCTTTTAGAATTTCAAGTAAAGATTTTTGCTCTAAAACAACAGTATCAAAATTGAAATTATTAGTTTTGCAATAAGTATACCATTCTGCAATAGAAGATTCATCTATTTGAACAGAAGATGACTTTGCATTTCCTTGATGTTTTAGTACATGTCGGAACAACGCAGCAGGATTTCTAATTGGTAAACCATCAACCCATGTACCATCTACATAATCTTCACCAAGAGTTTGTACAGTAGCTGTTACGCCTTCCACCTGACCACTGATCTGACCTGTGGCTCTAATCTTCATCGCTGTTCTTGCAACTTTGATTGTATCTCCAAAACTATCTTTTGGTAAAGAAATAGGTCTTACATAAGTATAACCTGTAATATAAGCTAATACACAGGTATCCATGATTTGGTCAGTTAAATGTGTATTGGAACTTGTTCGCTTAACTCTAATTTCATATGGACCTCTAGATACATTAAAGTAAATAGTCTTAGAATAACCATATTTAACAATGTCTTTAATGATGAAACTACCTTTAGATAGATCATAATAAGGATCGGTTTCATTAATTCTTACAATTACACCATCATCAAATGATAAAGATAATCCTGCAGTTAAACCTGTTCCGGGAGCGATACTTGAATCACAACCAGTAATAGCTGCTGTACTTCTATTATCAATTACATCAGTAATGTTATCACCATATACACAAATTTTATACATGGTTTCTTCTTGACTTTGAACGCTAGGTAAATAATTAAATGACATATCATCAAAGCCAACACCCTCTAGTTGTTGTAAACGCTGGAGCATTGTTCCTGATGGATTAGATGTTTTATTATTTGTAATAGAACCCGATCTAATTACAGCCTTACCATTACTATCAATATTTACATAGTGCCACTGATATACTTTTTCTAGTTCAGCATCATTATCAATATTATAGTAAGCTTTACTAAAGTTAAAAGTTCTTCCTGAAATTTTCTCAGATGCTTCATTCCAAGATGTTTCTCCAACAGGTCTTATTTGAATTGAAACTTTCATATCCAATGCTGATGTGCTACCATTTTCCTCTCTAACACCGTAAAGACCTTGAGGTAGTGCTAAAGTAACTGATATTCTATCTACGTCTTGAGTAATGTTAGTTTCAAAATAAGGATTTCCACCAATAAAATATGGTTTAAATGCAAGACTTGTTTGATCTGAATAAGTACCGTTTGCATAACTACCACTTGAGACAGTACACACAAATTCAGTATCATTTATAATATCCGTAACTACTAAATTATCTACTCTTATTAATGTACCAATTGGTTCACTTGTTTCTGGATCAATAGTTATCGAAGTATAATAAAACAGAGTTTGGATAGGATCGTTTAGTTGTAAACCATGAACTTTTGCAGCATCACCTTGACCATTGATTGTTACAGTAAATGTATCATTATTTGTAACAGTAACAGAGGATACAAGCTGACGTTGACAACTTAATGTATGATTAGGTGCTTGTTGTGTAACATCACGACCATAAATAGAATCGAAGGTTCTCACAGCTTCGGTTGTATCATCATCTGTACCATACAACGTCTGATGTTCAATTTCATCGTAGTATTCTAAAGGTACATTTCCTAAGCGCATGTTACTAATTTGAAGAGGACCATAACCCCATACAGCAAGCATTCGCATATAAGAAGTATCACCACTGTTCTCGATAAAAGTTTTAGCACCCAATGGTGGAGTGTATCTAACTCTACCTAAAACTACGGGAATAGCGCCATATGGATTTTCTTGATTACTACCACCTTGTAAAAGATTTGTATTTCTAAACTGTACTGGTTCAGACTTATTTTCTCTAACAGGAAAGATTGCATTGATTAGTAAACCACCAACTACATTAATACCCATTGTAGCTAAACTTGTAGCCAAAGCTACAGAACCAGCAGTTACGGAACCTGCAGTTACAGCAGCACCAAGCGCACCATATCCTGCTGCTCCAACGCCAGCACCACCTACACCAAGAGCAGCACCCGCAATATAAGGAGCCGCCCACCATGCTACAGCAACAAGAGCTAGTGTAGCAAGTAATCTACCACTACCACTACCAGTTGGAACAACACGATAATCTACGTGTTGACCTTCTTTTAATCGAATATCAGACCATTGTTCTTTCGCAATTGGATAACCATCAAGAAAAAGAATATGATTATTAAAAATCTTAGAATTAATACCATATTTAGTTTGAAGTGAATCTACAATTTCTTGTAAAGTCTGACCGGGAGATGCAATCAAATCTAATCGAGCTGTTTTTAATGGATGCATTGCTGCATGAATGTAAGCTTCAACTGGATTATTATATTTATAGAAACCAGCAATTCTTTTTCTCCATTGATTGGAGTTCAACTTTTCAATTGTTACTCCTACACCTTCTTTGGAGTGCAAGAATCTATTTTCATCAATTACAATACCTACGTGTGATTCTGCACCATTGATTCTAAATAATACAACATCTCCTATTGTATAATCTTCAGATAAATACCAGTTTTCATTATTGTTTGAAATTACTTCTTCATTTTGTTTAAAGTTATCTGAAGAATAATATTCTTGGGATAAACTTGGTAGATCAATACTTTTCTCGTCTTTATAAACAAGACGTACTAATCCCCAACAATCTAAACCATCAGTATCTCTACCATGTAATTTGTAAGGAATACCTACATATTTGTTCCACCAATTTTTCATTAAAATAATCCCGGAAAAGAGCTAGGTAAAAAGGCATGACAAGGAAAAGGTTCAGTTTCTAGACCATCCATGACTAATTGACCTGTTAAAGAATCCTTAGTATAAGAAACACTTGCTAACTTCAATCCTGAAAAATCAGCTTCTACTGTATTCGGAGAATCACTAGATACCAATTCAATCAATACAGAAGGTGGTGCATTTAAGTTTCTTAAACTAGGTAGTACAATTTTTGTAACATCAAAGACAGTAATGTTTGCTCTTGGCAATGCACCTGTCTCTTCGTTTGGTAGTGAAATCTGCATTGGTAAAAATTGAAAATTTAAACCTCTACTGACTACACCGTATGTTTCGGTATCTGCTGTTTCGCTTATTCTCTGTAAATAATTATCACACAATCTGATAGGGGTTGTGATACCCCCACCAGATAATGTCAATAAGATAATTAGAGTGGAGTCGCTTTCCTGAGACAATACAGCCTTTAAAGCTGCAGGACTTATTGTTCTACTCAAGGTAAAATCTCCACAGTTAAAGATATTTTCCAATAACCAACTGATAAATAAGCTATATTATATAACTGACCATCACCAGATGGAATGATCCGAACTTCTACTGTTTCATTTAAACGAGGATGTGTAAATCCGAATCTAGCAGTACCTTTAAGTGTTGTCTTTACAAAATCTTCAAAAGTTACTACTTGAGCATCTTTCATATCAAATGTTAAAGATAACGTTTGAGGTCTATTGCCAATCTTTCTTTGTTTAGCTGGACCCGCATCCATTGGCGATCTAACAATAAGTACGCCACCAGTCTCAGAATAATCCGTATTGGGCTTCTGTGGTAGACTGACAGGCCATACATAACTATATGCCATATTATCTCCTTACAATTTGGTTTTTAGAACCAGTATTATTCATGATTGTTTGATTAATACCACTACCTTTTCTATTTACTTCAGCAGCAATCATATCACCAATCGTAACTTCAATTCTTCTGTTACCACGACTATCAGTAGTCTCTTTTGCACTAGCAGTTGAAGAACCATTGTTGTTCACAACGACTTGCACATTTGAAGAACTACCTGCAGCGGTAACACCTAGAGAACCATCAGCACCTCTACGTAGTGGCATAATAGCTTCAGGACCAGCTTCACCCATTAGACCAGTACCTTTAGCAAACTTAAACATTGTAGGACTATCTACGATACTATTTGTGAATGTACCACCCTTAGCGAAAGGAAACATACCAGCTTCTTGTGCAGCAAGCATTGAAGTCTGTTGACTACCAACATTCGTACCATATGTGGAAGCTGTTGAAACGTTAAATCCATTACCAGATATAGCACCAACAATTCCACCTACACCACCCATGTTTTTGTAGATGCTAGACATTTGCATTTGCATTTCCATCTTAAGTAAATTGGTCAATATTGATTTAGTTAAATCACCAAAAGATGTTTTACCAGTTAAAGCAAAATCAATAATCGCATCACCCATACCTTTGAATATGTCTTCAAATGCAGTAGCATAAGCTTGTTGACGCTTATAACCATCACTAAGCAAATATTGTTCTCTTTTATAAACATCATCAGCTAAGGCTTTCTTTTCATCAGCCTGTGCCTTGTACATTGCCGTTTCTTCAGTAGTAATATTCTTACCAGCATCAGAAAGTTGTTTTGCATATTGAGCATCTGCGTCTGCTATTTTCTTTCTGTAATCAGATAAGTTCTTAATTGCAGCTTTTTGATCTGATGTTTTAAAATCACCACCATATTGATCAGCAACAGCAGTACGCTCAACATTGAGACCTGCCATTATTTTTGCATTTTCAGTTTCAACACTAAGTCTTCTTTTAGCTTCAGGTGTTGTTTTATAAAGTAAATTCAATAACTCAATATACTTTTCTAAAGAAATATTACCATCAACATAAGCATTATCAAGTTGCTTTAAAGTTGTATAGTATTCTTTACCGAAATTACTGGCTTTACTTGTTAAACCTTCAATTGCTGCCATCTGAATAACTTTATCTTTTTCAGACTTAACTAACTTTTCATTAGCAGAAGCCTGTTCATAAAGTGCATCAATTTGTTTCTTTTGATCAGCAGTAAAACCTTTATATTCCTTACTTTCTCTAACCTTGTTTAAGGCTATTTCTGATTTTGTTAATTCATCAACAGCTCCAACTTGACCTTGATAAAACTTTTTAGCTGTTTCAAGAGCATTTGCAAATTTATCAGTTTCAGGTTTAGGGTCTTTATATTTTTCACGAATATTTTGATATTGTGTTTCAGCTTGTGCTTTTGTGATTGTACCTGCAGCAATTAATTGATCATTACGTGTTTTAGCTTCTGCAAGTTCCTTCTCTCTCTTCATTTGATTAGTAGCAAAAGCAGTGTTATCTTTTATGAAGTCTTGATATAATCTAGCATTTCTAGCTTGGTCTGAAAGTCTAGTTTGGTCAGCATCACTTGCTTGTTTTGTTAATTTCAACTGTTCTTTCAAAGCAATCAACGTTGCATCATTCTTAGCTCTGGTAGCAGGAGATGCCTCAGTACCCATCTTAATAGTATTTTCAAGATCAGCAATTTCTCTTTTAAGAGCTTCAGACGGTGATGTTTTTCTCCATAAACCTCTAAATACATCGTCAAAAAATTCACCTACATTTGAGGATAAACTCTTCATGAATAACGCAAAATCACTAAGCTCAGTTTTCAATCTATCTTTTTGTTGAACTGTAACATCCGCATAAGCTTTCATTGCAATTGCAGCAGCTTCACTTGTCTTACCTTGCTCTACTAACTGATAAACTAATTTAGTTATCTCAGGAGAAACCATACCTGTTGATTTAGCAATTTCAAGTAAAGCTTCAACTGGTTTTTCTTTTAGTTTAGCAAACTGCTTTACAGTATCTTCGACTGCTACACCAGCTAACTTTAAGTTGTTGGCAGATGTTACAATCATATTGATTTCACCAGCAACAAACCCACCTTCTTTCGCCATTGATTGCATGACTTTTAAAGCACTTCCAGTTGTGATACCTATATCATTCAATGAATTTGCATAAGATATTGCAGCAGTTGTATTAACACCTAAAGAAGCACCTGTTGATACGAGTTGCACAGTCATCGCATCTTGTTCTTTAATTACATCATACAAACCTTTACCTAACATCACAAGTCCAGCTACTGCAGCGGTTGCACCTACCTTACCAAAAGAGATAAGAGATTGATACATTCTACCAGATGCAACTTCCATTAGTCGGGCATATCGTAGATTAGAAATAAGACCTTCATCTAATTGTTTTAATGCTGCTCTAGCTTCTGACAATCGCTTAAATGGAGATATGATACCATCTACAACGGCTGTACCTACGCCCATGATTGATTTAACGAATACTTGACCTACAGCCAAACTTACGTCTTTAATACTTGTAACCATGCCACCTGCAGATTTGACAAGCATATCACCCATATCTTTACCAGCTATACCCGCCAATGCGAATTGATCTCGTAATTGACCACCTTGTTGTAACAATACCATCATTGGTGATTGACCAGTAGCCAAACCTACACCAATGTCGGTGATCTGTGGACCAAGTGCTCTTGAGAGATAATCAACTTGACGATTACCACTGGCTTTTTGAATAGACAACAAACTTTCTTTATATTTTTCCAATGCTGCTGTTTGAGCAGAAGCCGACATTCCTGTTTGCTTTAAAGCAGCTTCAAATTTCATCAATTTACTATTTGTACCACTTGTGATTGCACCATTAGATTCTGTTAATCTATTGACACGATCCATTTCGTTAGCAATATATTGTTCGGCTTTAGCTGCATCATTTTGTGTTTTAACTTGCTGACGCATAGTGTTAGTACGAGTGTCATTTGCTTGATTAAGCATAACACTCTTGCGAATTAATTCATCATATTCACCAGCCAATTCTTTAATATCTCGACCTTCAATACCATATAATGCAATCAAACGTTGTTTCTCACGAGCAAGATCAATCATTTGCTTTTCAGTCAAACCTAAGTTACGGTTAAATAACGTAGTAACTTCAAGAGTTGTCTTATATTCGTTTTGAAGTTTTTGCATTAAACCAATACTTTTATCAAATGGATCACCACCGATTAGAGTACGTTGTGTTTTTAATGTCTGGTTAAGCGCAAGCATGTCTCCATCTAATGCACCAGCAGCTTTAGCTGTAGCCAGAATTGAAGCTTGACCTTTTGAATTACCCTGAGCCATGTACTCAAGAATAAGATTTTGACGTTCTAATACGCTTGCAGATTTACCAGTAGCTTCTGCACTCTTAGCTTGAGCTTGTTCTAATTTAAGTTGAGCAAGTGCAGCTTTAGCAGCAGCTTCTTCAGTCTTGGATAACTCTTTATTACTCTTTGCAGATTCTTTGCTTAAATCCTGCATTGGCTTATTGAGTTTAGATACTTCTGTACCCAACTCTTTAATTCTAGTGGCTGCTTTTTCTAAATCGTCTGTTAAAACGACAAATTTTAATTCTGCTAAATCCATAGCACTTTCTCCTGTTATAACGGAATTCTATATTTATATACCCTGCAGATATACAAATATAGAAGCCCTCGTTAGAGGGCAACTATTATTTTTTAGAGGCTTTCTTGCGCTCCAACTCTGCTTCTTTTGCGTAGGAATTTAACGCTTCATTATCAAATTGTTTAATTAATTGCAGTTCCCATTCTTCAATATCAATACTTGCTAAATCAACATAAGCTTTGATATCTGAATATGATATTGGATTAACTCCAAAACCATTAGATGATCTTGAATTATTTAAATCAATAAACCATTTCCAAACCTGATGACAACTCTCAGGTAATTCTTTTAAGTCTTCCAATTCTTTTGGTTTAATACCAGTTTGTCTCCATACTGAGTTTAACTGATCACGAAGACTTCCTGAATTACCTGATTTTCTACCAAGTTCAAATTCTTGTTTTGCAAAAGCTACAGCGTCTTCTATTTCATTCGGATCGAAAGTTTAACAGTTGACCTGCTTCCTCCATAACCTGATCTTTAATCCATGAGTACTCTTTAAAAATACGTTCTGCATTTTCTTTTGTAAAAGCTACATCTTTACCATTTTCAGTAATATTCTTCCAACCAATAACTCGTACAATTGCTGATTCAATACTGAGTTCTTCAGCTTCTTCAAGCGTCATATCTTCAGCATCTTTACCTCTGCGTTTGGCTTGTTGTTCACGTAGTTTAAATTCACTGTACTTTTTACGACCAAATGCTTTTACTGTTTTAGATTGATCACCACGTACTGTAATAAACACACCTGTACCTTCACCTGTACCGGGAAGCTTAAGTTCAAACTCATAACCAGCTTCTGCGATTTCAGTGTAGTTGTGTTTTGCTAAATCGAATGTCATAATGTCCTTTCATTATTGTTAATCAAGTAGTGATTATAGCATAATTTTTCAGATAAATCAAGAGGTGCAAAAGAAAAAACCCCTCGGCTTTTGACCGAAGGGTTGTATCTCAAGTTATTTCGTTAGCAATTAAGCTGCTGAATCTTGAATTTGAATTGTAGTAGCAGGTAGACCTGCAGTAGTTACATCATTTAATAGAGCTTGGAAGCTTGTGGAAGCAACAATACCTAGTTCGCCATCATCTTTAGAGAAACTACCTAGTTTAACTTTAGGCAATGTGAATGTCACGAAACCAGATGTAGCAGATGAATCTGAGTTCAAAGCTAGAACGATTGATACAGGAGTTTCAGTATCAAAGTAACCACGGAAAGTAGCATCTTGGAAGTAAACGCTCAAATTACCAGTAACACGAATACGACCACTGAAAACATCAGCAATTGAATTAGAACCAACAGCAGTAGCGTTCTCAGTTGCTCGTTCGATAGTAAAATCTGCAGAAGTGATCAAAGCTACTGGAGCACCACCAACAAGCACAACACCATTAACAGCAGCAAAAATACCGTTTGTTGTTTGAGCTGTAGGAGATGTGAAGTATTGGCTTGTACCTGTTTGTGCTAGGTCTTTACCAGCAAAACCAATGTCTAGAGTACTCAAACCAGTAGCAGGAAGTTGCACAGCGATACTGTTCACTTTCATACCAGTGAAAACTTCAGATTGAGCAATATCAGAGTACCATTCTTCAACAGTATATGAATCATCAGTATGACCTGTTGTTGGTACATAAGTTTGCTTACCGGGAGCAGTAAGAGTTACGCTTGTACCAGTTGCTTGTGCTGTCAAAGCAACACCGTTCATTGGAACTACAACTAGGTTAGTAGCAGAAATACTAGCTACTAAAAGGTTACGTGAGTTATCAGCAGTTGCTGTTAAACCAGATGCACGAACAACCATACCAACTTTAACACCGTCTGTCAACCATGAACCAGTAGAACGAACAATGGTGTAAACCGTACCAACTACAGTTACTGTACAACTTACAGCAGAACCAAGTGTAATGGCGGTAAAATCTTTACCAACTACTGAACCCATGAAATCAGCATAAGATGCAGGAGAGAGTTCACCGTTTAGACTACCATCGGCGGAACGTACACCATGACGGAAATCTGATACTTGACGATCAGTACGAATCTCACCGGACTCATAAGTCTCTTTTGTTAAGTTAAAACTAGCAGTTACACGGCGAAGTAGTTTGCCTGATGTATTACCAGCTAGAACACCCCAAGTAGTTTCTTTTTTGTATCCGACTTGTTTAGCCGTACCTTTAGAAATTGTCATATTATTTCCTTAATTTAAATTATCAACATTTGCAAATGTACTGATTTAGGTTCAGCAACCATGATTAATAAGAATAAACTTCTGCTACTAATTCAATTAGAACAGGACAGATTACTCTTTCAGATACAATAGTATTACCAGCAATTTGTGGTGTTCTCAATACATGAATCTTTACATTACCTTCTTGTAATACTAAACCTTTTGCAAAATGATTACGAATCAATTCGGCTCGATTTATAACTTCGGAAGTTCCTTTGTTTGCAGCACCGACTACGAATACCTGCATTGTTACTCTTTCTCTATGAAAGCCAGTACCGAGTACAGGATCATCTGGAGATTGAATAGTAAATTGTACTCTTTGGTAAATACCATTCGGTGGATCAAAACTAACACCTTCCCATGCTGTAGTTACTGCAGGAGTTAATGCATTTAGTTTTCTTTCGGCTGCTCTTTTAATTTCTATAATTGCCATTAACTTGCCTCATAATATTCGTTTAATTCAGACCTGTAGATACCATAGATAGCATGTAATGTGGGTTCCATAACACCATAAGGTGCTTGTGCAGAATAACCATTCTCTAAAGAATCAAATGGTGGTTGTGTAAATCCCGGTGTATTCATATATGGTACACTGTTCACAATGTATACAACATCACCAAGTTTATATGTTACAGAGGCAATATCAGCATTTTCCTTGATATTAATAGCGTCAACTGAATTTGCTCTTTCAGGTACAAGTATCCTTGATGGAGAATTCATAGTCATTGTCCAACCACCTTTAGCAGAACCTTGATATGGTAAGAACCATTTTAATCGACTTCTTAGATTATAGTATTTAAAATTATTTACATCATCACCATATGGTGTATTATCAATAGCTTCAACCGTTACTTTATAAGCAAAGATTTGTACCATACCTTCCATCTTACGAACAGCTTCTTCATGGAACTTCTTTAAGCTTTGTTCTAGTTTTGAAGTATCGCATGTAACTCGCATGATTAACCTTTGACAGTTAGAATCTTGTATAAAATCACAAGACCATCGGCAGCATGTTCAGTTACAGAATCTACTGTATAAGTAACTGCATCAATTGTAATCTTATCTTTAGGTGCAGGTACAAAACTCAAGTTATTATTAGCTAAATAAAACAGTGCAGAATCTCTGCCGATCATATTTGGAAAATTATACTGACTAGCTCTAATGTGCTTTTTATACATTCTTACAGTATGTGCTGTTTCAGTATTAGTTGTGCTACCAGTTTCAATATTATAAGTACCTTCAGTAACTATTGTATAAGTACAATTCTTACCGTGTTCACTGATAGCTCTTGAAGTAATCGCTAAATATCTGTCCATAGCGTTCCTTTAGTTAAATACCAAATGTACTAGGACGAACAATAAATTGTAAATCTGTAGGTTGGTTAACAATGTTATTATCTAAGTTAGCATCGTTGGCTTGCATATCTGACTTGGAGATACCACCAGCGTAACCTTGAATCTTGTCATACATTGTATTGAGATCAGGATTCTTAATATACATCTGCAATGCTTGCATGTAGTTCTTAGCAGCAGAAGCACCTTTAATACTAAAGATATCTACTGTTTCATCAGTGCGCATTGAAAGCTTCAGCATGATACTCTTAGCGGCATCCATAGCTGATCTTTGCAAAGCATTAGAATTCTTGGTTAAAAAGTATTGATACTCAGCATCACTCATGATAGGCCATTCGGCAGATGTATCACCTAATTCATATCGAAGGTCTTGAATTGTAGCCATTTATTGTTCCTGTAATTTATTTGATTTACTTAGATTTTCTTTTGCAGGAATAACTTGTAGGTTCCACGGAACGTGTAAACCACAAACGTTTTCACCCTGAAGAGGTATTATGTGGTCAACGTGATATTCTTGACCCGTATATAGTTTGAACATTTGAGCACAAGTATAAAAGTCTTTTATTTGCTCAAGTTGTTCTGAAGTTAACCATTTCGGTAAAGCTTTTAGTTTTGCTGCGCGGCGTTTGGCGTCCTTAGCTGCATACAAGTGTTTATTGTTTTGTCTATGTAATTTTACATATTCACTAATATACTTTGTAAGTTTTTCTTTATTTTCAACTGCATATTGTTTAAGATAGGAGGATATCTTCTCAACATTATCTTCTCTGTATTTCTTTCTCTTAATCAAAGTAGTTTCTTTATTTTTAACATAATACTCTTTAGCCTTCAACTGCAAGTCTTCTTTGTGAAGTTTTCTTCTGAGTTTATCGCGAACAGAAACACACGATTTACATTCATTATGTAAACCATCTTTGCGTCTACTATGTTTTGCAAAATAAGATTCATCTTTTGATTCTTTACAATTACTACATGTTTTATACATGATTTCTCCCGAAATTCCACTTAAAGACAATTAGCAGGAACTGTGGATAGTAGTTCTTTTCGGGGATCAGCCTAGCTAATTTTATCTAACAGAAAATAACTTTATAACACAAACAATGTTAGATAATTACTTTCTGTTAGACACCTCCGTTAAGAGGTATCTAATTATAACATAGAAAGCCCCGAAGGGCAATCATTAGTTAGAAGTTGTTAGTTGAATAACAGCTTGGGGTCTACGGATTAAGTTCAAAAAGTTTGCTTCTGATTGAATCTGAATTTCGCTGTCTTTTGGATCACGATAGGTGAAGACGTATGCTTGTTCACCAATTGTGTTGACATGGGAAAATTTATTCGCAGGGCTAAAGTAAGTCTTGAACATGTCAGCAGTACCTTGTGGTAGCATGTAAGCTTCGCCAGCAGGGATTA